AAGTCTTAATTGCGCCCGCACCATCAACTATAAATTCAAAGTTTAAGCCTTGGGTATTCAATGCGCCCTCAGCACCAAAACCAAGCGCGGTAAAATCAAGAATGCAGTAACCCGCCTGTAGCGCCACGCCCGCATGACGAATAAGCCCGTATTCTAAATCGCTACGCATTACGCGGTGAATTACACGGCTACCACGTTTAACGCGGATTTCTGAAATCGTCACTTCGTTTTCAGCAAATACCATGCGCTGAACGTGCGTATTAACGTTACCGTTTGGCATGTTCCAAGTATGCTCGCCCGCTGCGGCGCTGTACTGTGTTAACTCGTAACGAGTCGGCACAAAGATGCGGCCTGTTGGCTTTTTATCAGTCACATAGGCTTTAGCTTTAAGCGTTGGCACTGTTGGGTCTGTTGCGCCTTTTGCTTTGAATTTGATTTGAAGCGTTACATCATCTGTTAACTCAGTAACAAGCTGCGTTTGATAAATACCTTGTGAAGTACGGTATTCAAACTTTGATAAATCTAATGTAAAACGGCCTTCTTTTTGGTGTTTTTGATACGCTTTATCTAGCATGTCTAGCATAGCGTTAGACGCATAAACCACGGGCGTACCATTAATATCAATGGTGATTTTTTCAATGGTTGCTACTTCTTTTAAATTGGTCTCAAGCTCAATTGAGTGATAAACCAGCCCCGCTTGTAATTTCACGGTAGCTTCTTCTGAGTAAGCGACACCTGTCGCGCCCTCAAGCTGAATCATAGTAGGCTGCATTTTGCCCATAACTGCCGCGATTGCTGCGGCCAAATTTGTTGTACTCATTTTTTAACGTCCTGCGTTGTAATACTTTTAAATTAAATGGTTTGCTGTGCTAACTGACTAAAATCAATTAGCCAATTGCATCTTCTACAACTTCAACATTGTTTGACGCCCATACAACGCCCGCCGCCACTAGTGCCGCGATTGCTGCTGTAATTAAATAGCCTTTAGTCTGTTTGTTCATTGCTGTTTGCCTTACTGTTTTTTAAAAAGAATTTGATTGTTTTAACTACTGCAAACGCGGCAACCGCTGCGCCTGTGCCTACCATCAATTGTTTGTTCACATTTGCGCCCCTTGGTTGCGTTGCTTGATTAAGTGGTTTTTAGTAAACGCTAACGGTTCGGCTTGGGTCAATGGGGTAAAATCGGGGTTAGCCTATTAGGTTTAATTAGGCGAAAAAAAAACCGCAATTAAGCGGTTTTTGTTCGGAGAATTTAGTTTAAAAGCGTAACTTTCCTTTTTTGACGTTCCCAAACCCCTCTGATTTGAAATAATATTCAAGCTTATTTAAGGCCATTATCTCGGCGGGTTTTAACTGCAATTCACGCGCTACGCGCTCAACATCACCCACCATATTTTGACACCCAATCCATTTATACCCGCATTGAGATATAACCGTATTAGGTATAGGCGCTAGGCGCTGGCTGACATTGTGCAAAAAAATATTAAATTTTCGCCCCGCTTCAAGTAACTCACCATAAATCGAATCCTCATCACCTGACGAGATTGTCACGCGGTTTATTTCTTCTGCGATAAAGTGCAAGGTTTTGGGGTGGTGTCCGTTACCCATAGCCCATACAACGCCGCACATTTTTAAAAATAGTTTGCGTATGCTCGCTTTGTCTTTTGGTGGGTTGTCGGGCGTAAACGCAATTTTAAACCCCTGCTTAGTCTTGCGCCCTGCATGGACTGCGGTTAAAAATCCTTTTAGGGTTGAATACGTACGCACTTTACGCCCTAAAAACTCCTCGTTTTTATATTGGCCGTATAAATCCCAAAAAACGACTTGGTCAGTGGGTTTGATTAGCCCCATTTTACGAGTGGCGGTTGATTTACCTGACCCCGTTGAACCAGCGTAAAGCGCGTGAGTGATATTTAGCGCATCATTTGGGTTAATAGGTGATAAATTCATATTAAGCCGCCCGTGTGCTTTCTGTTGCGCTTTCTGGCTGTGTTTCTGTCGTTTCTTCTGGCTCTGGTTTAACTTCTTTGGCCTTATCAATGGCTTTTAGCTCTTTTAACTGCTTAAGCGAACCATGAGCAAGCGAACCCGCCGCAAGTGCTGCAAACACTTCAATTTTCCACTCACCAAACACACCCGCAACCGAGCCGCCATATTTTTGCACCGCTGGCGCTATGGCTTTTACTCGCTGCTCTTTTTCTTGTTCATCAATTTTAAAATCACGATGCCCGAATTGCTGCATTAAGCTTTCAAACGTGTTTATCATTTCGCTTGTTGCGAATACTGCGCCGTCACTGTCTGCCATGAGCATTTTTAGCTGCTCGGTTTCATCTGGTTGTGCTGCTTTTTCTTCGTCTTTTATTCCCGCGTCCTCGGGGTTAAAATCTTCATCAATACCCAATGATTTAGCCATAGCTGCCACTGCATCAGCTCTGGCCTGCTCATCTTGAACCGTGGCGCTGCTTACTTCTTCATTTTGTACTTGTTCGTTGTTCTCTTGCATGGTTTACCCCTACTTAATTAAATTGCTAATAACAGACCAAAACCCGCACCGATTAGTGCGGCAATACCTACTCGTTTTGCTTTGTCATGGTTAACTGTTTCGGTTTGAGCCGCGCCGCTTGCGGTTTGCGCTGGCTTTATTGGCCCGTTTACTGGTTCGGTTTTTTCGGCTTGTTTTTCGGTTTCTGGTTCGGCTTGCTTTTCGCTCGATACCGCATGTTTAGCGTTTTCTATCGGTTTAAGCGGTTCTCCTGTGCTGCCGTCCACTTCCAAACCGCACTCCAAGCCTATAGCCTTAATTTGGCTTAAAACTTCTGTATCATCTGGCACAAAATCCGCTGTTTTTTCTTCGTGAATTTTCACAGGTAATTCGTCTGGTATATCACGGTTTTTTTGCAGGGCTTCAATATTTGGCTGCATGTTATTTTTTATTTTTTCTTGGTACGGTTTACCGCCGCACTGGTCTGTGCCGCACTCGTCACAAATTAAATAAAACGTATTTTTGCGTTTGCCCTTTGGTTGGTGAACGCTGGCAACCGAACCGCAGTGATGCAAGTAAACGCCGAGCACTGGGTTTTTACTTGTGCGTAGTGGCACTGTGCCGCCGTCTAAGGCTGGCACTGTTTTAACTGGTAGTTTTATATTCATACTCTTACCCCATAAACCACAAAATTAAATAAAACAGTAGCGGCAAAAAAGCCGAGAATTATTAGAAAAACATGCAATAAAAAATCAAGGTTTTTAGCTGTTGGCTTTTTGGTCTTGCTTACCATCATTTCCCCCTAATTGATTTTCAAGCTCGGCGTATTTACGCGCTAAAAAGTCTTGATTTTCTTCAAGCGTATTGAGCTTATTTGATAATAATTTAATTAGTTTTAACGTTTCATCGCCTAGATTAACCGCCGCCGTTTTAGCGTTCATTAGGCTGGCTCTTTTTGCTACTTGCGCGGCCACTTCTACCACTTCGATTTGTTCTAATACTTCTTGCATGTTTACCCCTAATAATTAATTGACGTTTGTGTTAGCTGGTTATTTTTAACCTTAAATTCTGTGATAGTTCTCAAATCTTCGTCTGTCTCAAAGTAGGTTGCCCCCCTTAAAACGCTGTTTCTTACCTCTTTAGGGATAAAAACAATCGGGTTTAGCTTTTCACCCGCGCCTATCTGCCAATCATTGGCGGGGTGGTTACAGTTATTTTCAGTGCTCCAAGTAGCGCCGCTGTCGCGACTTTTAAGAGAAAAACGCACTTCGCGCGTTTTCAAAACCTGACCCATAGAGCCTGAAATACCTACTACGCGCTTTTTATCTTCGCCGTACTCGTTTACACCATCTTCAACTTTAGCTATCTGATAAGGTCTATACTTGCGTTTAATGAATGCACCGCCTAACAAGTGCATAAACTGGCAATACTGCGAATTATCCGCCGCATTAAATACACTGGTAGCCGTTGCTGATAAAGTCGCGACCTTATCCGCTTTTAATCGTCTAAATTCACGCCACAGGCCAACGCTAACACCGCCCACAAATTGAAATTGACGTATGCGCCAACGACCCGCCCAAGCGCCCACGTTAAGCACTAAGCCGTCCTCGTCTGCAAATGGGAGTCCTGTTTCTTCGTCTATTTCGCCCGTAATGTGATTAGCATTGATATTTTTTGAAATGTATTTAGCGATATAACCCACCGCTGACCCTTTTGACGGGTCAATATGCTCGGCATCAAAGCGCGCTTCATCTGCGCCTTTTTCATCACCATCAATTTGCATGGCGTAATGCTTTAAAACTTTGGTTGTAATTGCTTCATGCTCTGGTTTCATAAATAAAAGCATATGCCAGTGCGGGGTCGCGTCATGGTGCGGCTCAACAACACGAACACCAAATACCGGTATATTAACTTTGGCTAATTCAGCGCGCACTTTAGCCCACTGGTTAACCAAGTATTGTTGAGTTTCTTTTGGGGTTGCGTTGTTGTATTTATGGCTGTTTGCGTGGTATTTGCTCGGCGCTGTAATGGTATACATAACCGCTTGCATACCCATAGACTCGGCGTATTCTTCATAGCCACGAATGCGAACCATTAATTCAACACGGCGCAATTCAGGGTTTGATACTGAGCGTTTAAATACCTCGGCCAAGTCTAATAACGTTTCGCCGTCTTCGCTTTCAAGCTGCATTGAATCTAGCCATTCTTTTTGTGATTTTTTGGCATACCTAAATTCATTAACGGCTTGTAACGATGCGTACGGGCTGTTTTTTTTGTTTACCAATCCAAGTGTTATGTTCAAGTGCTCAAGCGTCATATCTCGCAGCCTGTTAAGCTTGCGCTGCCACCACTTATCGCAGCACATGCGTTTAATGGCTATTTCTAATTTATCCGCGATTAATTCAGGGTTTCCGCCCTTTTTCATAAACGCAGTAAACGCCGATTGTGCGGGCGCTGTGTCGATTTGGTTTATTGTGAACTCGGCTAGTTTTTTGTATGTGGAGATCACAAGCGCGGTGGCTTGTGAAAGGGTCATATCTTTATCAAAGGTTATAATGCTTTCTTGCTGGCAAACTAAAGCCAGTTGTTTTGCTTTGTCTTTGCGGCGCTTTTCGCGCTGTAATTCGGTAATGGTTAACGGTGAACGGGTCACGATTTCATTCACGCGCTTTATTAGCTCGCGTAAATAGATATTTGCGCTGCGCTCTGGATTCTTTGCAGTAGTAGAGTTAAAGCGGGTAGCATACGCTTTTGCAGCGTGTCGGCGCAGGTATGTTGTCGGGATGCACTTTAATTGCTCTTTTACATACTCAGCGGCCTTATCAAAGCCAAAAGCAGGGGAGCAAAACGGAATATGGCGGACTAACTCAATCGGTTTTAATCCGCCTTTGGTTGGCTCATATGCAATCGGTAAACTACGCATCTAATAAAAGCCCACACCAATCAACTAGCGCTTTATCAACACGACCAGCAACTATGTTAATGCCAAGCACAGTTAAATCGCTAACTAACTCCGACATATCATCAATATTGTCAGGCGTTGGCGGCACACCTCTCGATAGCAGGGTCTCAGAAAGCTCAATTTCAACACTTGCCCGCTTAATTAGTACGCTAACCAATTCGTTTGCACTATTCATAACGTCACCGCCCTGTTTTGGGCTGCAAGTGCTAACGCTCTGCGGCGTAATTCGCTATCGTCTGCAATGGTTTCTTGTGGCTGGTTTTGTTTGATTTGCTTTTCACGTGCAAGCTCTGCTTTTTTGTTTTTCAGCATTAATTTTAGCTGTGCAACTTTGCCGCGCGCATAATTCCAATGAGCTTCACTGTCGTTAAGTTCGGTTATTTCTACCTTAAAATGACTCATGCCAAAACCTCATCTAAACCGTTTTTTTCACTCCAAGCGCCCACATCAATTTGACATTTTATGTCTTTTGCCTTTCTATACCCCGCGTTTAACTTGTTGACGGTATCCATGCAAAAAGGGCAACCACACATATCGCCACCACATATACAACTCCCCTCTGTCACGTGCTTTTCTTGCGTGAAGTCCTCAACCCTTAAGCAGTCTTGGCATAGAACTTTTTCTCTTTGCTTGTATTGACTCATAAATATTGTCCTCTTGGCAGTTTTAACAATTTCTTACAGTTCGTTCATTTTTGGCTAATTGTTGGGCGGCTACCTTATGTCTGGTAGCCGCCCCTCGTACTGCCAAGAACGAAAAAACAGTCGGGCGACTGCTTCAAGGATGGATATTAGTCAATAGCTAACTACCCAGTCAATAGCTACTAACTAATGCAATACTGATTGACTACGACTACAATCAAACAACCGACATGCCAAGACGGACAGAAAACTTATGAAAATAACCAACTCGATAGAACTATTAGATTGGTTCAAAACCACCGCAGACATTGAGTCTGACTACATGGTCAGCAAACTGACAGGTATATCAAAACAGGCCATTAGTGTTGTAAGGAATGGGAAAGGCGAATTTAAGGACTATACCTCTTTAAAGCTACTGCTTGTTGCTGACCACCCTAATCCATTGGAAACAATGGCTTTATTAGAGGCTTGTAAGGCTGAAACTAAAGGTGATAACGACCTTGCGGAAATTTGGCGAAAAAGCGTTGCTTAAGTGATTTTTAACCCCGTCATTTTGTCGTTACTATTTTGGGGAAATGCAGTGGCCTTGCGCCCTGCATTCAATTGATAGGCTTACGATTTATATTATGTTAAATAAGGTAAAAGTGTACTTAATCAAACTAACTATCGGCAATTACGTCACTTATAAACGCGGTTTTTTAGCCCTTTTATCGCATATTATTTATATTTAGTAATATGCTCTACTTTATTAAATATAAAAACGCTGTAATGACATTTTAATTAATCAAACTATTTAGCTCATCAATTAATTGCTTAAGCTGTTTAGTTTCGTCGTTTAGCTTTTGCTGATACTTTTCAACTTTGTCATGCTTACCTTGGCGCTTAGCTTTTTTAAGATCGGTTTTATATTCTTCAATTTCGCTATTGGTATCATCTATTTTTTGTTGTAACTCTGCTTTTAATCCATCCTGGGTGCAGTATTCGTTTATATTATTGAGTGCTTTATTAAGACCTGCAGCTTGGTGTGAATTACCTTGGCGTTTTGCAGTTAATAACTGGTGGTTAACTTCACAGGCTTTTTTCGCACACCCCGTTAAATCTGCACAATCATCTTTGGCCAATACGACTGTTGAACCGGCAAATAAAAAACTTATTGTAATACCTTTAATAATCGTCATTTTAGAGTTTTTATTATCTCGCATTGGTCATTATTCCTCTTTAATTCATTGTTAGCGGCAAAATACAGATAACAGCCCTTGCAGCTCTTCATTTATAACATGTTGTTTTACAACATCTTGCATAGGAGTATTTGATACTTTGTTATTTAAAATACCCACCATTTTAGCGCTTTCTCCAGCACATAAAGCCTTAACACTGTGTACGCCTAATCTTATTGCTAACATACGATCCGCTGCAGATGGATTACCG